CCCTGTACGACAGCCAAACCGTTTATTCCGCTACCGCCACCCTTGATGTCAATATAATCGTCTTCAAGCCAATCCTGGGGCAAACCCTCGTGCGACCAACGCACTCGGTCAGGGTAATCTACGCCATCTTCCCTTGTGTTGGCTGCGAACATTTTGTTGGCATGCACAATAATGTGTTCCGCTTTGGGCATGTGGGTTCCAGATGGACTTGTATAGTTTTGCCAAGAAGGACCAGATGCGGTTATGGCTGTTGCGTATGTGTCTGTTGTGTTCCATTTGTAAGAAGCTGTTCCTGCTCTACCTGTGCTGATATATAACGTTGAACCCCAATTAGCAAACGACGCGCCATGCGCGTTCGTTGTAGCAATGTCATTACCTGATGAATAAGCAAGAGTTGAAAAGTTCCCACCGGTAGAACGATAAACCTTTGTGTTATTCGCCAACATGATTGTTGGCGTAGCACCATAAAAAGCATGAAGCTTGTCAGGCGCCCAAGTTCCCGACACAGCTGTTGTATTCAAGCGTTGCATAGCACCGCGACTAAACACACCGCCACGAGGGTCAATCTCAACATTGAGCATGTCTGGCGATTCGTTCCTGGCAAGCAAAAACTGGTCGGCTCGAAGATTTAAGCCGCCAGTAAAGTCGTCATAACGCTCAAGAAGAATCTGCGCCATTATGTACCTAGCGTTGCGCCAAGAGTCTGCAACCAACGACGCATGGTTGGATACTGCCTACCACCCGACATCAACAAAGGTCTTGCGCTAGGAGTCTTCATCAAGTCACGGCGAGCCATAGCTACGCCTTCCTCAAACGACCTGAGATACATCGCTGAAAGCTCTGGGTCTTCTTGGCGTTGGTAGACGCGAGCCAACACAAAATAAGCAAGCAGAATGTGAAACCACTCATCAAGGTCAATTGCCTCAGATGTGTTTGTCAGCCAAGTGTAAACAGGGTTACGATAAGCGCGAAGCGTTATCGTATAGACAGCATCAGGCTTTGGATATAAGTGCAACTGTGCGTCCCATATTGCATAAAAGTATGGGCGAGAAGGAACGTCAGTATTACCCAACCAGATGTCTTCTGCATTGTCGTAGGGAATCATTGTCAGACGACTACCTGCGCTAGATGTGTCTACAAGAGATATGACTTCTCGAATATCGCCAATTGTAGATATTGTGTATGGGCGCTGACTTGCAACTGTGTTGAATGTGTACGTTTCTTGGTATTTTGGCCATCGGCGCTCAAGAGCGATAATGCGCTGAAATGCTTCTTTCACAGCATTGTCAATAATGGTGTTTGGCAAATCTACCGAATCAAGGTCGGAGATGTTTCGCACCATAGTGCGAACATCAGCAAGACTCATTGTCATTATGATTCACCCCTGCTTCGTAAGTGACCCATGCAGTAATCGGTGCCTTTGGCTTTCCGACCCGTACATGTATCGTCGTTTGCAGCACAAAAATTACCGCGACCAAGATATGGGCCGCTTGGTGGTGCTTGGCGTGAGCCTGGAACTTCTACAGAAGGACGGATACCTTGTATTGGTACGCCGTAATATTCACCGGACAATTGTGCGTTCTTCATCACTACTTGTCCTTTTCGTTACTTGGGGTATGCCCTGGAAGGTGGGGGGCACACCCCAAATTACGAATTAATTATCGGTATTTCTTATTTGTGTTCTTGCTTGGACCTTTTGAAGGCTTAGCGCTAGTTACGCGACCGCGCTGTTGAGCGCGAGCCATGTTTCGGTCTTTTGCTGAAGTTGTTTTACCAAGTCGTGTATCTGAATCACGAAACTTTGCACGAGCTTTGGTGCCTGGAGCCATTGCCATAGCACGACCCGAACTATACAAACCACCTGATTTGTATGTTGCTTTTGCTACGCCTTGTTTTCTGGCTGGGCTACCGTAAGCATCTGCGCTTCGCATCGCCTTACGAACTGGTTTACGTTTTGCTGATGGCATTACTTTCTCCTTTTAATAGTTGTTGGGTGGGGGCTTTTATCCCCCACCCAAACATTATATCTACTTACGGTAGATGCTAACTGTATTTGCTGCGGTGAAAACACCAACAAACGTAGCTGAACTAGCAGCTGCGATTGTTGCACTACCTACAAGCGTCACGCCAGAAGCGCCAGCCGTGAGGGTAATTGCGTGTGTTGATGCTGCAAGGTTCACAACCGAGAATCGGAAAGAACTTCCAACTGCTTCGTCTGTGAAAGCTGCACCCAATTCAGCACCTGTTGGTGTCGTGAGGGCACGACCTGTAGTTGGGGTCATTGTGTAGACGACCTCTGCTGCTCCAGCAAGTGTTGCTGCTGATTGTGTGGTTCCTGCGTCAGTTGCTGCAACAACAGTTACTTTTTCTTCCTTGGCTGCCCAAGTTTCAAGACGCTTGCGTGTTACTGCACCGTCTGTGTCATTTGCGATTAATGGCATTGTAGTTTCTCCTTAATTGTTGAAGTTATTAGGCTGTCTTGGCTGTCAGTTTACCCTGCTTAGCACGGTTACGGACTGTCAAGTTACCGTAGCACATGATAAGTGCGTAACGAGCATCTACGTCTTCTGGAGACACGAATGCTGTCTGTGAGAACCACTTGCCTGAGTGACCTACAAGTGTGAGGTACTTAGTGTTGAGCATGTAGAACACACCAGCTGTGCAATGCACATCGTACATTACAGGAGCAGCCTTGAACAGAAGGTTCTGGAAACCAGCATCTGCTGTCTTGGTGTCTGTGTAACGCAACTGTGGTTGCAACAAGGCTTCGTACTTCTCAAACAAAGTTTGAGTTGTGAGAAGCAAGTCTGGGTGGTCGTTACCTACTGAAACGCTGTTGTAAAGCGATGACATGTCAGCAAGCGACAAAGCGACTGCGTCGTTGTCTTCCTTTGATTGCCACCACGAGTAGGTGCTCGAGTTAATGCCACCAACGGTGTTGCCTGATTCAACAAGGTTGCCCAAGCCGTTCCAGTCTTTTCCGCTGTTGCCGGTGCCGTCTGCGAAGAACATTTGGTTAAATGACTCGCGCATTGACTCCTCAGCCTGCATGATTTTGGCTTCAAGAAGGTTGATGATTTCTTGCTCACCGTTGTTCTTGGCTTCTTCAATGCCGCTGATTGCGATGGAAGCTGCATATTGCTTCCACTCAAACTCAGCTGCCGAGATGCCTTCTTGCGGTGTGAGCGAGAGTGTCTCGTATCCGCTGTACGAACCAACTGTGCTGTTCTGTCCGTAGATAAGTGGCTCAACGATTTTTGTACCACCGTTAAGCATGCGAATGCGGCCACCCTCCATCAACTTGTAAGTCAAAGGACGTGCGGTGAATACGTTGTCGGTCAACGTCGCACGATAGTTGGCGAGCGTTGTTGTTAATAGATTGTCAAAGTTGCTGTTGGCAGCGACCATAGTAATATCTCCTGTTGTTAGTGCTAGCCGTTAACTTGGCGTTTGGCCAACTCAAAAGCATCGCGAAGTGTGGTTACGGGTTTAGAAGACACGTCGGCGCTTTTAGCTGAAGCGCCTTTCGACACAACAGTCGCTTCCCGTTTCGCTTGAACAATAGCTTTTTCTTCTTCCGCTTTCTTAGCTTTTAACTGAGATGCGGTTAAACTTTGTTCAAAGATACGGTCAAACGCTGTCTGTTTATAGACGGCTTCTAGATTTGGATTGCCTGTAGCCAAAGCTTTAGCAATTACTTCATCTGCATCAAATGCGTCGCCATACTTCTTTGACAAAAGCTCAACTGACTTCTCCAAATCTCGCACAGCTTTTTCTTGCTCAAATGCTTTAATTCGGGATTCCAATTGTCGGTATTGTTTCTCCATTGGGTCTGAGAACAATTCATCGTCATCGGATGGTTGTTGTTCGTCCAGTCCATAGTGCTGTTTCAACAATTCCAAAGTGTTTTTTGGGTCGTTTTGCAAGGCTTCTTGCAAAGCAACGCCAAACTGCACTTGCTTTCGTTGCTCACTTAGTTCCTGCGTCTTGCGGGTATAGTCCGCTTGACGCTGATATCCAGCGAGCGCCTCCTTAAGCGGTACATCAATTTCTTCACCAGCGACGTTTAGTTTGACAGGTTTGTCAGCAAATTCGTCCCAGGCAAAATAATCGGTACTTATTTCAGGGGCTTCACCTATTTCCGTGCTAACTTCTGCTTGTCCAAAGTCTGGGGCTTCAATTGCACTATCAACGGTGTCATCATTACTCATAGAGTCCTCCAACGGTTTGCTCTATACCTAACGCAAAACCGTTACATAGCTCCTTGGGTATTTGGCAAAGGTGCGCCTTGAGCAATGAGTTGAGCAAGGATTTCGGGTGGGATATTTGACGGCATAGCCATGCCACCCGTTGGTGGCATTGGCATTGGTTCTGATAATTGTTCTTGCGGCATTGGCGCCCCTTGCGGTGCGCCTTCTGGCGCAACCCCTTGTGGTGGAACTGGCATCATCGGTTGTTGAGTCACAAAAGATGCCGCACCCCGAATACCAAAACCGTACTGCAAAACGTAGGTTGCAAGTTTTGGCATGTCTAAAATGCCAGCACCAGCAAACGGCGCCATGGCATCCACAACCTGCATGGCCATTTGACGACGGAACGACTCGTTGACTGGTTGGGTTGAACCACCCTCGACAACAAAATCAAACTCGCCTTGAATGTAGTCTCGGTCAAACTCAAGCCATACTGGTTCTGCTTCCGAACCAACAATACGAATTGCCTGTTCGCCAGTCATGAACTGCTGTGCAAGCATAATCAAACGACGACCGCACTCACCAATACCTTTTTCAACAATTGCCAATTTGTCTGAAACACGAGCATTAGCAGCGTCCTGAATGATTGCTGCTTCTGTTGCTGTGCGACGGATTTCCGGTATTCCACCACCCTGATATTCGTTAAGTCCAGAGACTGAACGAATATCGTCAGAAATCAATTGCGATTGGTTGTAAAACTCTGGTGGGTTAATTACTGCTGGCATCGGCGTAATTACATTGTTGATTCCCTCATCGGAAACAACTGGCACCATTACGTTGTCTTCATCCGATTCAAGGGCATTGCGACCATCTGTATCAAATGCTGTTTCTTTATATAGCCACTTACGAGAGAACCGTTTACGGTGGTTCATCATCTGTGTACGAGTCAGATTCAATTCATGCTGTAGTGGTTCAATTGCTTCTAATTCACCCATTGGGTAAAAATGGTCTGGCACATCGTAGTTGCGAATCATTGTGTACGGATGTCCAAACAAGAAAGGCATCTTTGTTGGTGAAACAAGAAACTTGTCTGAACCATCACAGAACACGGACATTGTGTTTTTATCAATGTCGTACCATTCCCAAACTTCAACATATGAGTTGTCTTTATCCGTTGACATTCGTGGACGGAACTGGTCTTGTCCCCACTTTGAGTAATGCGAAGGCGCTGCGTCCGCGCGCGCAGAAGCATTGTATCGTTTATCTTTTTTTACGTCTTCTAGGGGACGACGAATGCGTTGGGCAATCCAACGAATGTTGTCCATTGATGTTGCATCTGGGTCAACATACATATCAAACAGAGAAACACGCTCGATAAATGCTCTATCTTCTTTAATAATTAATTCTGACTCAACAGCCCCTTCTGGGCCAGGAGTTGTTAATTCATCATACGAATCAAAGTTGGGCGTGTCATCTTTTGCTTTTTCTTCTTCAACATAGCGATAACCAGTTTTAACCCAACCATGTCCACAAATAAGAAAATCTTTAACCGCACGACGGAATTGTTCTTGGCAACCATAATGTTGCCACCAATAGTTAATAATGGCTTCTGTTACGACAGCTTTATCTGCGTCTTGTGGTCGCTTTGCATTAACCGTAATTTTTGGGTGATTAATAGATACAGCGGGTGAAATAACGTTGATGGTTGCAAACGCAATGTTGATTAAAAGTTGGTCTTCTTTGATGTCAGTGCGATGGTGCTTACCACGGTACAAATCAATTAGACGACTCCAAAGGTCGTCGTAGCGTTCTTCTTGTCGCCAACGGCGTGACTGTTCCAGTTTCTCTCGATACTTCTTTAGGATTTCCGTGTTAGTCATTCGTGCCATTATTTATCCTCTTTGCCCTTGTGCCAACCAATATGTTCATCTAACTTACTACCGACCTTATCCACCTTTATGCCTATTGCTTCCAGCAACTCCCTACCTTCTGCATGTTGTTCTGAGTTTTCTTTGCGTAGCTTGCTCAGGACTACTACTACCGGGCCCGTAATAACGGCAACGACAATCGGGACCCAGATTTCAGGCATGGCATTAAATCCAACGACTGCCAACGGGCTCGGCGTTAATGCCATTTATCTTGGCATCTGCAACCTGCTTTTCCTGACGTTCCTTAATGGTTGGTCCATGGAAGTCTTCTTTGCCGTAGGTAAACCCTAGATTTACCGTGCCTATGTGGCATTTAAAGCAAATAGCACCCCGCCTTGGCAATTCTGGTGCATAAAACTCTGTTGAACAGTTCTCGCAGGTTATGGAAAGCATCAATACAATCCTAAATCGTTACTTTTCTGACATTTTCTGCCCCGATTGGTTGTCTTCCTGGTTTTGGGGCCTTCAGAATGTGTTGGCTCCACCAATCAAAAGTATTCTTTTTGGGGGCAATGGTAATTCTATATTCGGGTAGCCAAACATATTTAAGCATTTGGTTACAGATAGCCAAAGACATAACTCTGTCGTCGTGGGGTGAGCCGTGCATTTTTCCGTTTTGCTCACGGATAAAAGTACGCAACTCGGCAATTGTTGATTTGCACGAAATGTACAAAGCACCATCTCGTATGTTCCCGTTTAGTTCGTCAATGGCTAAAGGTTTAGAAACCGATGTTGTGCGCCAACCCAAAGTCTCGCTGACTGTTGGGTTGCGTTGACCAAGCCGTCTTTGACGAAACAGATTCTTGTATCCCACGCGTTGCAACCCCTTCAGGGTTGTCAACCCGTGGTTGTTTGACTCAACACCAATCAGACAATGGTTGTACCACCAACCCAAAGCAAACAAAACTTCTTCACCAAATATGTCTGCGTCCACATGACCATGCCAATGTGCCACAACCAAACCTGTTTCAACATTGATTACATGTGCGGAACTAAAGTCGCCATGACCAAGACCTTCGGCAACGTCAGCACCAATAACATAAACTTGACCACGCTCAGGGAACTCCCACACAGCAAGTTCACCACCATCTTCTCTAAACTCGTAAACACCCTTGCCCATTCCTTTGTGTAAGTAACCACGACTTGGTTCTTCGGACTCATACGCGCGCAAGGCTTCCAAATCAAACACGGGGCGACCAGAACGGATAAAGGCTTCATCTGGGTCGGATGGATATTCTTGTGCCATTTGCCAATCAGGCAAGTCACGCTTCTTGGCTTCGTACCATTCTTCGTCACGGTCGCCAGCAGACCAAGGGAAGAAGATTCCCGTAAATCTATTTGTGTTGGTTTGAGAACCAACCCATAGTTCGTGGAATATGTTGCCTTCACCGTTAGCTGTGGACAAACAGATAACGCGACCACCAACGTCGGCAACTGGTTCAATAGATGCCCAAGCTTCGCTTGGGTTTGGCAAGAACGCCATCTCGTCAATGATTACTAGGTAAACAGATTCACCTCGGGCTGGGTCGTTGCCTGATGGCAGCGACTCAACCGCAGACTCGTTAGCAAACACAATCTTAAGTTGGTTATCAGACAACAACTCTGGACCATGTTTGCGCATCCATGCCGGCAACATCTTGTAACCGTACTTTGATTTCTGTAACAACTTGGCTGCTTCGCGCTCTGTGCGCGAAAGCATAACAATAAATCTGTCAGGCCAAAAAAAAGCC